ACCTCTGATGTATTGACCTCTGATGTATTGACCTCTGATGTATTGACCTCTGATGTATTGACCTCTGATGTATTGACCTCTGATGTATTGACCTCTGATGTATTGTCGTCATCGACTAATGTATCGATGTCACATGATTTAGCGAATAATGATCTATTGTAATATGATTCAATAAAATCTAAAATGTTGAAATCTGATGTATTTAACTCTGATCTATTATAATAGGAATCAACAAAATCTAAAATGTTGAATTCAGGTGTATTAATCTCGGATGTATTAATCTCGGATGTATTAATCTCGGATGTATTAATCTCGGATGTATTAATCTCGGATGTATTAATCTCAGGTGTATCGTCAACAAACAACGACTCATATAAATCATCACAAAACGACATCTCATACAATTCATTGAATTCTGATGTATTTGATTTTACACCAAGCCAGCAATAAGATACAAGATTACAATAAGTTGTAGTATTGTAGCCAGGTCTGGATGTAAAATTTAAATCAGCGCAAGATATATTATTGGTGGAAGTAGCGAACATAAGTGCACATAAAAATGATAATATATTAGTCATTCCGATATGGGTAATAGCGTATTATCTTTATATTGTTTTATCCAATCACGCGCTTGAGTTTCGCCAGATATTACTAAGCTTGACCTAGATTCTGGGGTAGAAACTGCAGGGTACCAATCATTTAAATCGCAGATATCGTTAATATTACAATTTATTATATTTTTTATATCAGTTTGTTGTTTTTCGCTACATATACTAGCTTGCATTTTCCTCACCAGAAAAATCATAAAATTAAAAATATCTGTATCATTTTTTATTTTATTCTCGTTCATACCCCATATGTTTTTAAATGCTAATATTTCTAACTCGCCGCATTTCTGTTGATGAATGCAATCATTTAACGGAAAGTTATTTACAAGACCTCCGTCTATAAAGCAGTCTTCTTCGGTTAGAATCGGTTTAAACACTAAAGGGTATGCCATAGACATACTCAGAGCACGTATTGCTGTCATATCTGGATGAGATGAGTGTGATATATCTACCTTCTCTAACTTGTTATTGTTGATACTCGTTGAATAAATATGTATATCAATCTTATTAAACTCATACAATTCTCTCAGGGTACAGTTCTCGCTCAAATCTTTAGCCGATAATAAAGGTTTGATTGCCCGACATATAAAAGTTTCGTCAAGGATGCCTTTATTCGTATAAAATTTTAATATTAAATCAACATTTAAAGATACTATTTTTTCCCACGGTCGGTTTATGAAATAGTCGTCGAGCCACATCCAGTCGTAATTTAGAGATACTATTATACCGATAAACGCTCCAATAGAGCATCCATATATACTTTTAATATCGGATAATCGCCATACGTTAGATAGAGCCGTTTGTTTTAAAGCGCCGTAAGTTACAAACCCACCGGGTCCTCCGCCGGATATAACCAGATGTTTTATTGTATTTTTTATGATGATATCCATTTTAATGTATATAAATTATTCTTATATGGTTGATATTAAAATATTTTATCGCCATTAAAATTATGACTACTATTTTTAATATAGACGATCATTCAGGAGATGCGTGTAAAATGAATTTAGACGAACTATATGAAACAAAGCAGCAGCGGGATTTAAATACTGTATCAGTATACAATAAAATTTTAAGTAGAATTCATACTAAAGTTAAAACTGCTTCACATCAACGCGTTATAGAACAACATTGCTGGTTTATTGTGCCTGAAATGGTCATAGGCATTCCAAAATACAACTCGTCGGAATGTACTATATACATCATCGATAAACTAAGGGAAAACGGCTTTATGGTATCTTATACAAATCCAAACTTATTATTTATATCATGGAAACATTGGGTTCCTAAATACGTGCGCACAGAATTGAAGAAAAAAACGGGAGTTGTCGTAGATAGTTATGGAAATAACCTAAATGATGACACAGAAATACAGAGAGATAGAGAATACGCGAAACCCGCATCCGAATTATCCTCTATACAAAATGTAATGGACGGTGTATCTAAAAATAAAAAATCGGATTCGTTGTTTAAAAAAATAGATACGTATAAACCAAGCGGGGCTATTTACAACGAACTTATACTAAAAAAAGGCGATATAACGTAATATTTATACAATTATCAGGCACTATACCTTACGAGTACTTCGTCGCCTTTAAATACTCCGGCGTCTACGAGTTTTTGTGTATATTCAGGGCCTCCCCAATTTGCTTTAGTTGCAAATGGGCTAACTTTAGTTCCAGCCTGAAACATATTATCCATTGGAATTTCTATCTCGTTAGCTATATCTCTCATATCGTTATTTAAAAGTTCGGAATCAATCTTATGTATAGGCATTATATTAGATTCTTTGTGTCCAGTTCCTACAGGAAATATAGGCAATCCGCCTTGAGGATTTGACGGGTCTGGTCTGGCGCTATATACAGTTTTACCCTGAATATCTTCCGATTTTTGTAAATATAATATTGGGCATTTAATACCTTCTCTCCTTTGCCATTCTGTAAACTCGACATAATCTTCTAGATTGTTAAATTGGATAGGATTGACGCCAGGTACGGTGGCCAATTTAGAATTGTATAAGAACATTTTACTGCCAGATTGATATAATATATCGGGGCATCTGTATGGAATTCTAGTTATCCTTGAAAACGATTCGTAGTTTGGGTACCTGCAAACAAAATATAATCCGAGTATAAACATAATCCCGATTATTAATAATTTCATACTTATATATAATAAATATTATTATTGTTCTATCGTAAATAATCATCATTATAATTAAATTATATTGTATATAATTATAATGGGCGAGGGCAAAAGTATAAGCATAACTAGCAAAGAAATGGCTGATAAATACAAAGAACTAAATAAAACCAACCATATATTTTTATTTATATGGATGCCTGGATGTGCTCATTGTAGTAATATGAAACCGGAGTGGGAAAAGTTAAAAAATAAAAATGATTTAGCACATAAAAATGTGATTATTGCTGATGTTGAAGCGGCGTCATCGAAATTACTGCCTAGTAATCACGGAGATATAAGCGAAGGATACCCTACTATAAAACTGATTAAAATTGGAGGAGTTGAGCAGATGTTATACGATGGCGGAAGAACCGCAGAGGATATGGCGGAATTCATTACTAAATCATTGGCGCAATCGGGAGGAACGCGTAAATTGGCAATAAAATCTAAACATAAAAAGTCTAAACATAAAAAGTCTAAACATAAAAAGTCTAAACATAAAAAATCGAAGAAATATGGAAGACGCGTCCGTTGGGCGAAGTACAACTCGGTGAGGATAATTAGTGCACGGAAGTCATAAATCTAACTCCATGATAAACCGCGGTAAACGCTGCTAATACAATCAATAGGTTAAACGCTACATCGTTTGTACTAGTTCGTTCAAATCCTACATACACCAATAAAGGTACGAATAATAATAAATGCATAGCATAAATAATGGTGTTATTTTTGTCAATTTCCTTTTGAGAAAACATATGAGCCGTCTGCCGTTCTTTGTCATATACAGGAGGTTTAAAATATTGGGTAATTCCTGTAGTTGAACGTTGTAAGGGCAATTGAGAACATCCGTAATAATAATCATACCAAGCGAGAGAAACGTAACTTATTACAAAAATAATAAAATATACAAACATAGTTGGTATAATCGATAATGTAGGAGGACTGTAGCTATATAAAATCATTATAATAAATGAAAAAATAATACACTTAATATTCAATGTAAAAGGGTATCCTGGAAATAAACCACCTGACATTTATATACATTAATATTTTATATAATATAACTGATTATTTAATGATTTTATATATTATTATCTATAAATGTAATATAGTTTTAAACACAATTGTAGCTCTTCCTAATCCACTAAACGGTTCTTCTTTATGGGTTAATCGTATCATATCGTTTATTTCATTAATTGTATATTTTTCAAAAACCGATTTTATAAATAGCAGTCCATCTTTTGCAGTCATTGGTGTTACATTGTCATAATTATCCACGCATATCTTATTTTCGTATGGTTTAATTGGAGGGGGCGCGTTTGTATGAAGCTCTGTTACTGTATCTGACGCAACCGTAGGATTTGCTGGTAATGTTACTAATACTGTATCTGACACAACCGTAGGAGGAATTGTTACTGTTACTGTCTCTGACGCAACCGTAGGAGGAATTGTTACTGTTACTGTCTCTGACACAACCGTAGGATGAATTGTTACTGTTACTTTCTCTGTCTTGGCTAAACCCGTATGAGAAGGTGTTGCGACTGGCTCAATTTTACACTGTTCGTACAAAGTATCTATAACGGGACGCGCTTTGGTTGGGTCAGGCGTCATTTTCCTCCACAAAAAATCGCCGAATCTATTTCTATTATATTCGCATAATCGCATTAATCCTTTGATATTTTTCGTTTCTTGTTGAAACAAATGTTTGTTTTTCTGAACTCCTATTAAATTATCTGCTTTATTTACCTGAGAACTATAAGGATTATATAGTATTTCATGTTGAATGTGTAATTTGAGAAATTTTTCGTATTGTGAATTTCCGCCGCACGCAAGCGTTTTATTCCCTATATTAATAATTCCGATTCTAGCTCCATTTCTGACTAACATCATTACATTATCTCTGTATTCCTGTGTTTTTATCCCTTTTTCATCATTCTTATTTTTATTATTATCACCCTTTTTGTTTTTATCCTTTTCACTACCCCAGAAATCCTGTTCGTACGTACTTACACACGATTGCCCTGTGCTCGTTGGTTGCATTGGATAAGCTGCATTATAATAGGCATTATGTGGGGTCATACACGACATATTTTGTATGAATGTATCTATTTCTACATAACCTTTCGGTAATTCGCCTTCTGTAGGTTTAGATGCAGTTGACCCATTTGGATGTACAGCGTAATATATATACTTTCCAGACTCTAGTAGTTCCGCAAACAAATAAACGCTCTTATCATTGCTCCTTTTTTCATACAACGAAATCTTGTGTTGTGTTCTACCTTCACAACCAAATATAAACTCTTCACAATTTAAATTAAAGGGGTCATACATAGGAGTTGCGATTTTATTAAAGGTAATCGTAAAATTTTTAATTTTACCAAATGCAAAATCTATTCTATTTAGTGGAACTTTATTCCATCTACCCTTTTGATTAAAATGTGTCTCTATCGCGTTGTGTAATGTATCGCAATATTTAAATCTGATTATTGTCCCGGTCGTATGTCCATTCAACCGTTCCATAAAACTTACGTTTTCTTTAGTCGTCATTTCCTTGACTCGAACGTTTCCTGTATACTTGCCTACTTTCATAATGTGAGCCCAGTCAATTTCTATTATCAACGACACATGATTGACGGATTTAGTCTCTATTGTCGTCTTACCGTCTCTCGACAATTTTTTAGTTGCAGCCTTCAATCCGTAATTGCTAACACCTATACTTTTATCTGATGCGTGCGTTGATTTATACAACGAAAACGCATTACATGCACTCTCGAACGTAAATCCCTTGCCGTAATCTTTGAATTCTATACAAGAATTAGGTGTAGAAGAAATTGATAAATGCATAACGTCTCCAACATTATATGCGTCTGGAACATTTCCAATCAATTCTAGTATAGCCATATCATCTGTAATACCGTCTCTATCCAAAGAGTTTATTAATCCGCTTTCGTCTACCGATCCAATAATTCTATAATCTATAGAAGAATCCATATTTTCTACATAAAATATTTTAAAATTATTAATTCAATTTAAATTAAAATATTTACTAATTATAATGCCTATTCATTGTACGTGCGAAGGAAAATGTGCTACTAGTATCTGCCCCTGTTATAAAAATAACAAAAGATGTACAGAATTTTGCCACTCTAAACACCCACATAGTTGCAATATTATTGAATATAAAAAAGACAGAATAACGAAAAGGAAAAATAAGAAGAACTCTCGGACTCGAAAACATAAACAAAAGTAAATTGGTATAAATATTATTAAATTGAATTAATATTATTATTTAGGTATACATAAGTAATAATATGGAATATTCGTTTCGGTTATTAACGTTCAATGCGAATGATTCGATTAATGAAATCTCACACAAGAAAGATTTCGTGGTACAGATGTTTGGAATTAACGAACTCGGTGAAACTGCCAGTATTTTCGCAACTGGGTATAATCCATTCTTTTACGTAAAGGTGGGAGACGATTGGAGCGACGCAGATCGCGTTGGATTCATAACTCAGTTAAGCGCAGATATGGGCGAATATCACGAAGACAGTATAATCGACAGCTCGTTCGCAAAGAGAAAAAAATTATACGGGTTTGACGGAGGAAAGGATCATACATTTATAATGGTAAGTTTTAGAAATGAATCGGCTATGAAAAAAGCAAAACAGCTATGGTATATATCAGGTCCTGATAAAAACGACGAGCGGGAGTTGAGCAAATCGGGGTATATATTCGAAGAAACCCAAACAATTTTATATGAAGCGCATATCCCCCCTCTCCTACGAATGTTTCACATCAACGAAATTAGTCCATCTGGATGGATTGCTATTGAGAAGAAATGTGTAACACATCACGCCAAAAAACAGACCACGTGTACATATGAATTCAGTGTCGATTACAAGAATATAATATCGCAACCCGACAAAGAAATGATGGTTCCGTATAAGATATGTAGTTTTGATATAGAGGCTAGTAGCAGCCATGGAGATTTTCCTTTGCCTGTGAAAAATTACAAGAAACTCGCAACGAATATAATAGACATCTATTCTATAGAAGGCGCGTATCACGAGACCCTATGCACAGAAGATTTATTGAAAACACTTATATTTACATCGTTCGGGTTCATCTCGAATGAGGCAACTAGAAACATAGATTTAGTTTACCCTATAAAAAATGTATCTATAAAAGAAATAGACGCATTATTTAATAGATGGATTAAAATCTGTCCAGCTAAATATGTAGGAGAAACGCGTTTAAGTGCACAAGATATCGCAGACACAGACGCAAACGCATTTGATACCAACCAAGATTGCGAATTAGACGACGCGTCGGACGATGATAAAGCGATGGATGAATCTGAACCAGAATTCAATTGGAATATGTTCAAGTCAAAACCACTGTCGTATAAAAAAAAAGGATCTATCGTAGATATGCTCAATGACGCAGAAACATCAAGAGACACACTAATGATAGAAATAACACGAACTTTGACCGATGTGTTTCCGACATTAAAAGGTGACAATGTCACATTTATAGGTTCCACCTTTATTAAGTACGGGGAATCTAAGCCGTATCTAAATCACTGTATCACATTAAACACGTGCGACGCGGTGGCTAATGCTGTTATACATCAGTGTACTACCGAAAAGGACGTCTTAATAGAATGGTCGAAACTTATTCAGACAGAAAACCCGGACATTATAATAGGTTACAATATATTCGGGTTTGATTACAACTTTATGTATCTGCGATCAAAAGAGCTAAAATGCGATAGAGAATTTTTACAATTGTCTAGAAATATAAAAGAGGTCTGCTTAGAAAAAAACTGGAAAACTGGCAAAGAAGGTCTAAGTGAAAGCACGATACAGCTTGCCAGTGGCCAGCACGATTTACGATTTCCGAAAATGAAAGGTAGATTACAGATAGATCTTTACAATTATTTGCGAAGGGATTACTCGCTTAGTCAATATAAACTTGATTATGTATCGGGGTATTTTATAGGAGACGGTGTTAAAAAAATAGAGCATTTGATTGAAGGAGATACCAAAATATTCAGTAAAAATTTATCTGGATTAGAAGACGATACTTATATTCATTTCGAAGAAGAGTCGCATTCAGTGGATTATTATAAAAATGGTCAAAAGTTCAAGGTATATTCAGTTGACATTAAAAACGGAACATTTTGTATCAGAGGTATAGAAACACCAGATATCGTCAATAAAAAGGTAAAGTGGTGTCTAGCAAAAGATGATATTACACCGCAAGACATTTTTAGAATGACAAACCAAGGGCCGGCAGAAAGAGCTATCATCGCCAAGTATTGTATTCAAGATTGCAATCTGGTACACCACCTAATGCGAAAAATAGACGTTATGACGAGTTACGTCGAGATGGCCAAGCTGTGTAGCATACCAATAGAATTTATTGTTATGAGAGGGCAAGGTATAAAATTAACAAGTTATATTGCCAAAAAATGCAGAGAAAAGGGCATTCTCATCCCAGTTATAAACAAGGGCAATAAAAACGAAGGGTATGAAGGGGCAACTGTATTAGAACCAAAATGCAATCTATATTTAGAAGACCCGGTCGCATGTCTAGATTATAGTTCGCTGTATCCGTCTGCAATGATAAGTGAAAATATATCGCATGATAGCAAGGTATTGACAAAGGAGTATGATTTAAGTGGAAAACTTATAAAAGAGACTGGTGAAAAAAATCAAGTCGGTGATTTTATATACGACAATTTGCCTGGGTATAAATACGTGGATATACCAAGCGACGTGTATACTTGGCAGAGAAAAAACAACAACCCGAAAGCGGCACTTGAGAAAGTTAAAACGGGATATAAGGTGTGTCGATTCGCACAATTTCCAGATAGTATCGGAAAAGGGGTGATGCCGTCTATATTAGAAGAACTTCTCGCTGCTAGAAAATCGACCAGACTGCTCATTGTTACAGAGAAGGACGATTTTATGAAAAATATATTGGATAAAAGACAGCTCAGTATAAAAGTTACCGCCAATTCCATGTATGGCGGCAGTGGCGCGAAAACGAGTTCGTTCTATGAACTTGATTGCGCCGCATCAACTACCGCGATTGGGAGAAAATTACTTGTTTACGGGAAACGCGTCATCGAAGGAGCGTATAAAAATAGAATCGTGCCGACTTCTTCGTATGGTATGGTTCGCACCAACGCTGAATATGTTTACGGGGACACCGATTCGGTATTCTTTAAATTCAATTTAACGGAGGTTGAAAGTGGAATCAAAATTTCGGGACAAAAGGCGCTAGAAATTACGATAGAACTTGCGCAGCAGGCTGGAGAATTGGCGTCGAAGTTTCTGAAAAATCCGCATGATTTAGAATATGAAAAAACGTTTATGCCGTTCTGTCTTTTATCGAAAAAGCGGTACGTTGGAGTGTTATATGAAACAGATCCGCATAAAGGGAAACGCAAATCAATGGGCATAGTCTTAAAACGGCGCGACAATGCTCCGATAGTTAAAGATGTGTATGGAGGAATCATAGACATATTAATGGTCAATAAAAACGTCGAAAACGCGGTATCATTTTTAAAAGAGTGTATGCAAACTATAGTTGACGGAAAATGTAGTATGGATAAATTGATTATAACCAAGTCGCTGCGATCTGGGTATAAAAATCCAGCGCAAATCGCGCATAAAGTATTGGCGGATAGAATTGGTAAGCGTGATGCCGGAAATAAACCAAACGTGGGGGATAGGATACCTTATATTTATATAGAAAATCCAGACAAAACTGCATTACAAGGCGAGAGGATTGAGACACAAGAATTTATTGTTAAAAATAAATTAAAAATAAATTATACGTTTTACATCACGAATCAGATAATGAAACCATTATTGCAATTATTTGCGCTAGTATTAGAAGAGATGACCGACTTTAAAAAAAAGAAGGGGGTTACTCTGCGAAAATGGAGAAATGAATTAACTGATTTAAAACGGGAGTTTCCAGACCAGGAGACATATAAAAAAAAGGAAGATGCTCTTCGCGAAAAAGAAACAAAGGCGTTATTATTTGACGAATATATTCGTAAAACTAATAATGCAAATAAAGGGCAAAACGAAATAACATCGTTTTTCGCAAAATGTAAATAATATTACGCGGTATTAATCACCTTCACTGCCTGAGCTACAGCGGCTTGAAATGATATGATATTATTCATATTCGTCATTATAGTTTGACTCGATTGAGATGTAGGATCTGCTGATATAGATTCGGCGCTATTTAAAACGGTAGTTAAAATAGTAACATCTAATGATTGATCGAGTGCGGATAATATGTCTTCGTACATTTGCGTTTTTGTGCTGTCGAGTGTAGCAGCCAGAGTAGTTGCGTTGTCAGAAATAGTGTTGGCGAAAGTTGATAAATCTTGAGAAGAATTCAAAGTGGTTAAAGAACTGATCGATGATTTGGCTGTTTTTAAACCAAATCCTTCCATTGCATTAGATTGAAATTTCATTATTTTTATTAATAAATAAATCGCTATAAGAATTATAAAAAAAAATCCAGCATATTGATATATTTCATCGGAAGTCATATAATATATTATTATTTAATAATATAATATCTAAATAAAGTATTAACTATTATATTTATTTTTTATTTGATTAGTTTGTAATTCTTCTATTTTTTATAAAAAAGACGCCGGATATTCGGGTCGTGAATAGGTTTATTATATATAAATCCACATTTTCCAAATATCGTATTTAATGAAGTCGCTGATTTGTCTAGTTCTATCCAAACATCCCATTCTTTCGGGATACTATCCACCATTTTTTTTAATACTCCTCGATTTCTATACTTTTCCCTTACATATGCATACACAATTTCATGTGAATACATTTCGATGATATTTACTATACCGCTAGTTCTAGCGGACCATCTTATTAATATAAACCCTGGAATTTCCCGTGGATCCTCCCACGTGGTGGTTTGTGTATTATGATCAACAAAATAGACCCGACCTTCTGGCGTTGTTCTTTTTTCACAGCCGCGCGGAATTTCCCCATCAATCTTGTCAGCGATAATCAATGAACTTTTTGGGTATTCTGGGTCCGGATTGTAAGTATCTAAAGATAATATGTTTAACTTTACAATCATTCTAGGATTTTTTAAATCTAGTTTTTCTATTGCTTTATCACGTTCAAAATCCCAATCGCATCTGTAACAATAAATGTCTTCGTTCTCGTGTGAGCATACACATTCTTTATCTGTATATCTTCCGAAATTTTGCCCCCGTTCGTGTACCTCACGCATTTCTTTATCTGTTTTATCCTCTCGTTTCCAATCATTATCAAGATATTCTCTTAATTTTAAATCGGATAAAGCAATTTTGGTAAAATCTTTTTCTAATAACCATCCATTGCCGGTTTCATTACAGATTTGTTCGATTTGTTCTACGATTTCCATTGTCGGGTTGAATAATAATTAATATAATTAATTATTATTTCAATTTAATATAAATATTACACATTTAAAATACAAAAAAAATCAATTTTCATCCATTTATTTATATAGTCCGGATTAAATTTTAAATACACAAAAGTGTATAGTATATAGTATTATAGTATAGTACTATTTGCTACAATTCTACGTACCTTTTCTATTTCTTTTTTTTGTAAA